ACGCCCACACCTGGGGGATCCCGGCATGGGCGTGCATCGCCCCAGCCAGCAACTCCCACACCTGGGGGATCCCGGCATGGGCGTGCATCGCCCCAGCCAGCAACTCCCACACCTGGGGGATCCCGGCATGGGCGACTTATATGATTATATGCGGGCCTTGGCGGCTCGATTGCGCAAGGTGCGCGTATGCTGCGGCGATTGGTCGCGGGTGATGGGACCGACGCCGACGCACAAGAATGGTTTAACCGGGGTGTTTCTCGATCCGCCGTATGGTGAGGATCGCAAGACAGATTTGTACGCTGTGGATGACACCTCGTTGATTGGGGACGTGATGAAATGGGCCATCGACAACGGAGACAATGCCGAGTTGAGAATCGCGCTGTGCGGCTATGAGGGCAACTACACGATGCCTGATGATTGGGAGATGGTGCGCTGGAAAGCAGCCGGTGGGTATGGCTCCCAGGGCAACGGCAACGGGCGTGTCAATGCAAGTCGTGAGGTCATCTGGTTTTCGCCACATTGCTTGAGCCGGGAGCGGGTTAGGCAGGCGGAGATGGTGATACCATGAGCATCCTGGGTAGACCCATCATCGTGCTACCCTACGAGCGCCCCGGCTGCTGGGCGCGGGTGCTGGCCTTCATCGGCCTCTGGGCGCGGCGGCTGGTGTGGCTGGTGGCGGGGTTTTTGCTGGGGGTGGTGCTTGAGTGAGCTGGCCTAATCGTATCAAGGAACGCACTACCGTAAAAGCATCGGCCTTGCTCGACCATGAAGGCAACTGGCGTATTCACCCTGAAGCGCAAAAGGCGGGTATGGTGGGCGTGCTCAACGAGGTGGGTATCATCGACGCCTTGACCGCCTACCAGTCCGAGCAGGGTTTGACCATCATCGACGGGCACTTGCGTAAGTCAATCGACCCCGACCAGGAATGGCCGATTGACATCTTGGACGTGTCGCCAGAGGAAGCGGATTACATCTTAGCCACCAAAGACCCGCTGGCAGCGGCGGCCAGTGCAGACCGCGAGAAGCTGGGGGCGCTGTTACAGAGCGTGCAGACGGGGGAAGCGGGGGTACAAAAGCTGCTGGGGGATTTAGCCAGGAAAGAATTTTTATTTGAGGCTGGGGAAGGGATAAATCCGTGGGATGAATGGGAGGGAATGCCGGAATTTGAGAATGAGGATAATTTCGGGGCTGTTGCTAGCATCAAGGTCCATTTTGCTACTGAGGAAGCTATCAAGGAATTCTCTGAGCTTATCGGGCAAGCTGTAAATGTAAAAACTGATTATGTTTGGTTTCCAAAGCAGGAGAGAGAGAACTTGTTAGCGTATAAGGCACACGATGAATCCTAAATATCCTGTCTATATTCCATCAAAAGGGCGATGGGAATCCAGATTAACAGTCAAGGCCCTGGAAAAAATTGAAGTTCCCTATCATATTGTGATTGAAGAGCAAGAATATGACCAATATGCATCTGTCATTGACCCTGCCAAGATTTTAGTTCTGCCATTTCAGGATCAAGGGCTTATTGCTTCTCGATGTTGGATTATGGAACACTCTATTGAACAGGGGGCAGCAAGACACTGGCAGATTGATGATAACATAAGGGAGTTTTACCGGCTTCATAAGAACATCAAATATCGGGTTGATTCTGGGGCTATATTCAGGGCAGCAGAGGACTTTGTTGATAGATATGAAAATGTTGCTTATGCTGGTTTTCAGTATGAACTATTAGCCCCAAGAAAAAAGAAGCACCCGCCGTTTATTCTGAATACAAGAATCTATTCTTGCACCCTTGTTGATAATTCTATTCCATACCGCTGGCGGTCAATTTACAATGATGATACTGATGTTTCATTGATGGCCCTGAAAGATGGGTGGTGCACTATCCTTTTTGTTGCCTTTCTGGCTAACAAAATGGCAACTATGACTTGCAAAGGTGGTAATACCGAGGACTTATATTTGATAAAAGATGGTCGTTTGAAAATGGCTTTAACCTTGCGAGATTTACACCCTGATGTCGTCAAGGTCGCCCGCAAGTGGGGCCGCTGGCAGCATCAGGTAGACTACAGGCCATTCAAGGGAAACAAGCTCATCAGAAAAGGGGGGATCGAGATACCGGAAGGGCCGAACGAGTACGGGATGAAGTTGATACGATTAGAGTCTTAACATATTTTACACATGGCAAAAGAACGTTACACCGCCGCGCAAGTGGCAGAGGCACTAGACAAACACTACGGCATGGTCTACTTGGCCGCCGAGGCGCTGGGCTGCTCCCACGTCACCGTCTACAACTACGCCAAACGCTACAAGTCGGTACAGGAGGCCATTGACCGCAACCGGGGTCACGTGCTGGATACCGCCGAGGTGGCGCTGTACTCTGCCATCCTCGCCAAAGAACACTGGGCGGTGGCGTTTGCCTTGAAGACCATAGGCAAGAATAGGGGCTACACCGAAAAGACAGAGCAGGAGATCACCGGGGCCGGCGGCGGGCCGGTGGAGCAACGCCTGGTGATATTACCATCGAAAGACGACCAGGACAGTGAGCAGTAATGGACATATCCGGGCTATCCCAGACTCACCGCAAGAGAGATTCCTATCCTCGCCGGTGCGCGAGGTGGGATACGGCGGGCAAGCGGGCGGTGCAAAATCGTTCGGGCTGGTGCTGGACGCCTTATACCAGATCGGCAAACCGGGCTATAACGCCATCCTATTCAGACGCACCTACAAGCAACTGGCCGGGGCCGATGGGCTCATTGAGCTATCACGCAAAGTGTACCCATTGTTGGGCGGCGAATATCTCAAGGGCGAAAGGATATGGACCTTTGCTGATTATCCGGGCACCATCCGTTTCGCCCACCTGGAGCACGAAGACGACGTTCACGCCTATGAAGGCCATCAGTACGCTTACGTGGGATTCGATGAGCTGCAAACGTTCACGCTCAGACAATACCTGTATATGTTCAGCCGCAACCGGGCCAGCAATCCCGACATTCAGCCCTATACCCGATCCACCTTTATGCCCGGCGACGTGGGCCATTTCTGGGTCAAGCAACGTTTCATTGACACCGACATCGAGGACAGGCCGCGTTATTTCCGGCGCATCGACGGCCTGGATACCCAGGTGGGCGCAGACGATCCATACGCGGTGCAACGCGTCTTTATTCGGGCGCGTCTGGAGGATAACCCGTATCTGTGGCAGGAAGGCCGGGGCGAATATGAGAAGGGCTTGCACCAACTTGAAAGCGTGGACTTCCGGCGCAAGCGGTTTGGCGATTGGGACATCCGGCGCAGCGGGCGCGTATATCACGCCTTTATGGGACCGGGACCGCTATCACGGGAGCTGGACTTGAAAAAGGCCGAGGGTTTCTACCACGCCCACGACTTCGGGGCCGTCAATCGCGCCTGGGCACTGTTCGTCAAGATCGAGGGTAAATATTATCTGATACACGAGGCCATCTTGCCTGAAGGCACCACCCAGACGCGGGCCGACAAGATCAAGATGCATTTCAAGAACCGCAAGATGGTGGCCGGTTTCGGTGGAGCCAAGGGCGAGGACCAGCAGCGCAAGGACTACACACAGGCCGGCGTGCCCATCCGATTGCCCAGAGTGACGGACGTGGAAAGCCAGATCGACATGACCAATCACATGTTTGAAAGTGGGGAACTGGTCATCTGTTCGGATATGACGCTGACCATCGACCAACTTGAGAACTGTGTCAGGGACGAAAAAGAGGGCATTGCCGACAAGAGCATCTGGCACCACCTGGACGTGTTGCGCTATTTCGCCGGCGCGATGGGCCGGGGCGGCAAGGCCAAAGTGAGAATGATAGAATGGTAGACGTAGACGGCAGACTAAAAAGCATAGACCAGGCGCAGCGCGACAGCCTGCAAGCTAGGGCCACCCAGGAAGCACAGGGGCGCAGCCCGTTACTTATCCTCATGGCGCACGCCGGCGAGATCATCCCCGCCTGGTGGTCGCAGCGACGGGACATGGCGCTTGACGCCTTTCGCAAACAATCCGACCATTACAGCGGGGCCAACTACACGCTGGCCGCCAAACTGTCCAGCGTGCCCTTCCGTATCGAGCCCAGAGACCCCGGCATTGCCAGTCATCGCAAGCTGGCCGAAGAGTATCAATACCGGCTTGA